ATGGTGCCGGAAACGCTTAATCATTTAACTAATTAACATATGGCTATTCTCAAAGCAGATTTCCAGTCGTTAACTGAAAAGTTGAATGATTGGTACAATGAAGCTTCTCGGGACGCAATTGCGGACTGGGTCGGAAAGGATTACTACGATGTCGGAGAAACTGATTGGGAAGTGTTCAACACACTAAACCTCTACGGTCTTGGACGACCATCGCGAGTAGCTGAAGGAGCGCAGTTCCCAGCTCTAAACACAGAGGAAGGAGATACAATGTCTCTTACTCAGATTCAATACGCAGACCGTATTGGTATCACGAAGCGTCTACGAAAGTTTGATCGATACGATCAGATCTCAGTTATGACGAAAAGTTTGTCACAAGGATTCTTCGATGCAATCGATCAATCACACGCTGACCTACTTACAAACGGATTTACTGGTACGTCATACACAGACGTGTTTGGTGGTACACAGTCAAACGTTGCCTCAGATGGTGTAGTACTATTTAGTGCGTCACACACAAACAACCTGAATGCTACAACTTTCAGTAACCTAATCGAGAACGCTGCTGGTACAGCAAACCCTGGAATCGATCGAGATCCGATTGTGAACACTGTTTCTGCTGGACGTAAGTATCGTGACCCGAACAACTTGAACCGACCAATTAAGCTCGACCGATTGCTTGTCTCAGCGACAAACCATGACCTCGCGCAACGAATTGTTTACTCTCAAGGTGTACAAGGTACTCCAAACGTAGACTCAAACCCACTACGATCTGATGTAAACTCACTCGTACTATGGAGTCGTCTTGATGAAGATTCATCAGGATCAGACAAGTCTGACTACTGGTTTATGGCTGATTCACGAAATGTGAAAACAACTCTACGATCACCATTTGCTCAACGTCCAATGATGTTCCCACCAGAAGAGGTGAACGACTCAAAGACTTGGGAGTACACAGCTGACATGTTTTATGCCATGGGCGCAGACCACCCCAAGAACATCTTCGGAAGTACAGGTGCGGCTTAGGGGCTGACTAAGAAACGTGGTACACTGTATGGATGAAACATTCAAAAAAATGTAAACAGTGTAAGAGAGAATTTGAGAAACCCCAAGCATGTTCAGTTAGAAGGTTCTTGGAGCGGACTAAATTTTGCTCGAAGATTTGTTCTTCAAAATCAATGATGGACAAGTCACCACGTTTTAAAAAATGTGTTCATTGTAAAAAAGAATTTCAAAGACCTACCGATTACAGTAATAAGATGTGGGTGGACCGAAAGTTTTGTAGCAACCTCTGTGATGTTGATTATCGTAGTCTGAATCTCAGTGCGAATGATCCAAAATGGAAAGGTGAAGAAGTTGGATATCGCCAACTACACGCCTGGGTTACTAAACATAAGGGTCGTCCTACAACTTGTGAATTCTGTAGCCGTAAAAATCTGTATGGAAGAAGTATTCACTGGGCTAATGTTGATGGAAAGTATCAACGAAACCTCGATGATTACATACGATTATGCGTAAAATGTCATAGTTGTCATGATCATAGTGTTGGATATTTGTCCAAAAGAAATTCTTTAAGCATAGTTATTAGTTAAACGCTTAATTTATGGCTCAACAAGATTTAGTAAAATTAGCATCACAAGGTCGCGCGTACAGTTCTGGACGAGCGTGGACAGCTGAAGAGCTGGAATCGCTTATCACTCTCGAAAGAGAATGTGGACTGAAGCGAGACATTGCGGCTGATTATATTCGAAACGGAGTGATTACTCCTGACGAATATGAGAAAGCACAAAAAGCTGATTTTGCACCGAAGTCTTTGGAAGTCCTTCAGGCTGAGTCAGTAATTGAACATTCTAAGAAAGTTCGAACTGGCTTGAAGTTTGATGAAGCTCCAGAGAAAGAGAAAGCTAAAGCTGAAAAAGAGGTCGTAAAAAAAGCGGCTGACACTAAGGCTAAAGACAAGGAATAATTTCCATTCTGTCTTTAATGTGTGGGAGCATTAAAGGCGGGGTTGGGATTTAATCCCCGATTTATTAGATAGAATTATCGTATGAAAAAAGCAAAAAAGAGTACTGAAAAACGAGGCGTAGGATACATCGCAAATCAGCGACGGGGCGTTACTAAGAAATAGTAGTATGAAAAAACTATCTAAAAAGAGCTACATTACAATTAGTGATCGACTGGGAGTGCCTGGTCCAAAGCGTAAGGTTGCACAGAAACCAGCTCGGTACGTAGGAGTTGCGAAGAAAATGAAGCCAACTTACAAAGTTCCAAAGACACCTAAGGTTTCAGGAAAAGGTTGGGGAATGTAGTACAATAGAAATATATGGAGCCAGTAATTCAACATCAAAATAGAACAGTTCGAATAGATCAAGTTCGGGTTATTGAAAATGCACTGGCACATACCTATTTGACGGCTGATGAAGCAGTTGGCCAAACTGCATTGTCTGTGAAGGACATTTCTGGTTTTTCCACAGGTAAGTATCTTTGGATTAATCCATTTGCAGCTAACTCTGAGATTATAGCGGTACATGCTTCGACAGCTCCGACGGGGGGAGTTGTTACAGTAGCAGCTGCTACTGTGTATGCGCATTCAGCGGGTGAGAAAGTGTACTACGTTGAGTTTAATCAGACTGAGGTTACTCACGCGGACACTCTAGCTGGTACGAAAACAGTACTAGCGACACAGCCCCTACTCGCTCGCTCTAAGGAGTTTGTCTACCTGGATACAGCAGAAACAGATGGGGTTTATTTTGCCCGGTTTAAGGACAGTGTGGCTGATACTTTTGGTAGCTATTCAGATGGGGTTGATTACGACGGGTGGGCTGAGAACACTGTTGGCTTTATGATTGAGGCAGCGATGCGTGATCTGTCATTGGATTTTTCAAATAAGATTACTCCCCGTGATTGCTTCCGGTGGATTAATAATGGGTTGCGTGAAGTAAAGGGGAAAGTGCGAAAATGGAATGAGCATTATGTATACAATTACATTACTGACCAAGCGCAGCGGGGACAAAATGTTGCGGATATGCCAGCTACTATTTACGATACTGAAACAAACCGTTCGATCGAGGCAGTCCGGATTGGTGATGACGCTGGGTTAGTGTATTTGGACCCTGGAGTGTTTGATGCACAACAAGACGATGTACGGCAGACAACAGTTCGTACCGCTGCGTCAGCGGCTGACACTACATTGGCTCTGGGTAATTCATATGACTTTGACGATATTGGATCAGTCAGCTTCTATATTGCAGGAACTAAGCACACGATTAGTTACACTGGTGTTACTTTATCTGATTCAGAGGGAGCTACAGCGGCGCTAACGGGGATTCCTGCCAGTGGTGAAGGTTCGATTACTGTCACAGTTCCTGTCGGTACAACTATTTGGCAGAATGAGTCTGAGGGGAAACCATATTTTTATACAGTTCGAAACTCACAGATTGAATACTGGCCACTACCTGATGCTGCGAATGATAATCAGAATGTGTACGTTGATTTCAACACTGCTGCGACTGAGGTTGATTCAGAGTCAGATGTAATTGATTACTTGCGGTATGACATTATTGCGCATTACCTAACGTGGCGCCTGTGGTGTAAGTCTGAAATGGATGGCATCCTGGATAAGAACAGTGGGTTCTATAACGATTACCGTGAGGCACTTAATGATGCAATTCGAACAATGCGACCGCTTAAAACTAAGACGGCACCGAACATTAACCGGATGATCCGCCGCGGTGGACTTCGCAACAAACCTAATCCGAAACTATTAAGTAACGACCAACAGTAATGGCTAAGGTACCGGCACAATTTTACAAGGATCACTCAGGCGGCATGGTGTCGTCACTGAATGAATCATTAGGATTACCAAACGTTGTTAAGACTGCAATCAACGTTGATTTTGATGTGGAGCTGGGCTCAGCGGTTACTCGTCCAGGCTCAGCACTTGTTGGTAGCCAATTAGTAGCAGGTCAGTCAGTTTTAGGACTGCACGATTTCCGGGATAGTGATGGCTCTAACCATGCGCTGCTTGCAGCTGTGGGTACGGCTGTGTACAAGGTGGGTACTGGAACAATAACTACTGGACTAACTGCGGGTAAGAAGATGCGGTTTGTGTCATTTTTGGACTCAGTGTTAATGATGAACGGGACCAATGCTACTCGTAGTTACAACGGGGCAACAGTTATTACTACGGGTGGTGTATTTGATTTAGCGAATATTCCGTTTGCTGAACCTACGATTGGACTGGAATGGCTGGACCGGGTGTACCTGATTGGTGACTCTAGCAATCCGGACCGGTTGTACTATTCCTCTACTCCAGTTGGTGGAGAGATCTCTTGGACTTTAGGCAATGGATTTATTGACGTGGAACCCGAAGATGGCGGCGGCGGTCTAACCGGGATTGGTAAGATTCCAGGATTCCTTTTGATCTTTAAAGAACGTTCAATGAAGCGTTGGAACTTTGACTCAGCGTTTCCTGAGACTCTAATTGACTTAGGTACACCGTCACATGAAAGTATTATTAATGCTGGTGGGATGTGTGCATTTTTCTCAGCGTCCGATCGAGACACGAAGGGGTTTTACATTACAAATGGTGGGCGACCGACGCCGATTTCTCACGATCGTCTGCGTAACATTAAATCCTGGGTTGATGCTATTCCACAGTCAGCACACGCTAACATTGCAGGTATTGGTAACTCCCGGTGGTTCAAGTGGTCAGTGGGGGATCTGACAGTTGATGGGGTTGAGTACTCTAACGTTGTGCTGAAATATAACCACGTATTGGATCAATGGTCAGTACACTCGTATCCGTCTGAGTTTAAGGTATTTTCTACGTATGTAGATGGCGATGGTAACAACACAGTGGTTGGTGGCGATGATGACGGTAATGTAATTGAGACAATAAAACCTGGAACATATGTAGATATTGATGATACTCCAATTCGATATGCAGTGACGTATCACGATGAGAATTTTGGCTACAATCAATTAAAGTCGCTAGGTAAAAGCGCAGTCGTTGTTTCTGAGGGTATGCCTGGTGCATTACTACGTATAAAACCTGACGCTTATGAGCATAAAGATTTTCCGGAAGTTAGTGGCCGGGTGTCTGAGATTCCTTTTGGTCAGTCTGTTAAAGGTAATTTCTTTTCTTTTGGCATCCACGGCACAGTTGATGGGCAACGGGGCTATCTCAAAGAGATTGAAATCCCGGATATTAATATTAAAGACAATTATGACAGTACCTA